GCCGCTTGGCTTCAATCGAACCGATTTTGAGCGGCAGTACCGCAGTCCGGGTCATGCCTTCCGATAGGCTGTTGTTTTTAATGGATGTGACTCCAATACCAGTTGTAGGGGCGACAATTTTTTGAAGGAGCATGCTTATAAGCATGCTTCGTATCGAATTCTTACTGCGATTTTCTAACTCGTTGTAGATAAACGTGTAGCAGAACGGTTTGAAGAATTATTTCGATGCAAGTTGTCAAAATCGATGAGGTGGCGGAGTTATTGCGTTGCAGCATTCCAACGATTCGTCGTTGGCTTGCAGAAGCACGACGTGGAGAGCGGCGTTTCCCATTGCCGTTGAATCAGCCGCACAGTCAGAATCTTTGGAAGTTGGAAGATATTGAAAATTGGTCTGAAAATGCAGACCGACCCACCCCCAAAAAATCGAAGCATCAGGCGATGGTCCAGCGAAGAAGTGAAAACGTCGGCTTGGCACGTCATGGCATCCATCTTGATTAACTTGTAACGAACTGTCTTGAGTCGTTCATGCGTGAAATGCAATCAACATTGATTGCTCAACATGACCTATGGCACTTTGTCGGTGGTAGTATGCGGCGCAGCAAGATTCGGACATGGGAGGACGTAGCAGAATGTGCGGGAATCACAGTCCGTGAATTGCATGAAATCGCAAATCATGAACCGAGATTGAAGGCGATTTTGCAAGACTATCCAGAAGGTATTCGTTCCAGTGGGATTCCTATGCACCCGGAAGAATTGGCGACATCGCGATCAACGGAAGAGCCGGAGGTGTGTGAGGACTAACCACTAACCACAGAAAGGAGTACCGTCTCGTGCGAGATGTTTTAGGCAAGACCAGTACACTCACGGCAGAGCAGTCCGAAGCAATTGGACTGCAATTTGAAAAGCACCTAACGTTGATCGACAAGTTGGTGCGGAAGCACATTACACAGTATGGCGGAGATTACAACGATTTGTTCTCTCGTGCCACCGATACCATCATCGTGGCATGCCGCCGCCATGATGCAACACGTTCAGATTTGGACAAGTACATTTATCATCAAATTACCCTTGGACTCATCAATTTCAATTTGGAACCGTTGCGGCGAAAGCATAAGACGAGAACCAATGCGGACGAGATATTGCAATACAGAGCAGCGAGAGAAAGCCGTTCTGGAGACGAGTTCGTTGAAGACCTTCGCCATGATTTGACGGACGATGCAAGGCGGTTCTTGGACTTCGTGATTTACGACCATCGAGTCATCTCTCGTCGGGACACCACCAGTTTATTTCGGAAGGAGATGCTGGCAAAGGGTTGGAGCCGGATTCGCGTCACGACGGCAATACTGGAGCTCAGGGACATGTTGGTCGCGATGATTGAGGAGGTTTCGTAATTATGCCCACGAAGTTATTCCCCTATCAAGACGAAGGCGTTGAACGGATCAAGGGATTCAACGGGCGGGTGTTACTGGCAGACGAAGCCGGGCTCGGTAAGAGTTTGGAGTCGATCAAGTACATCGTGGATACCGATGGTTACCCTGCCCTGATCGTCTGTCCGGCGACGTTGAAGTTGAATTGGCAGCGTGAATTTTGGATTCATTACGGGAAACGGTCAGAAGTATTGTCCGGCGGGAAGCCGGAAGCACTGCGGACGACCGGCAATCCCGTTTACATTATCAACTATGATATCCTGACCAAGTGGGAAGACACATTGGCGGCTTTGCAACCGAAGGTGATTGTCCTAGATGAAATACATCATTGCAAGTCTATCTCTGCCAAGCGGACAAAATCCGCCTTGCGGCTAACCAAAAATATTCCGCATGTCTTGGCATTATCCGGTACTCCGATGACGAACCATCCGACGGAATTGTATCCGATTTTGAGGATGGTATTAGGGGAGAAAGGAATTGAATCGAGACGGGAGTTCTGTGACAGGTATTCCAAATTGGTCTTGACCCGATGGGGTTANAAATATCAGGGTTCCCGGCGTTTGCCNGAACTCCATCAGCGGCTCAAAAAGTCATGCATGATTCGCCGCCTTTTGAAAGATGTCCTGCCGGATTTACCCGAAAAGACTCGTCAGACGCTGCCCGTAGAGTTGCCGAGATCGGCGATGGCGGAATACACTCAAATGAACGTGATGTTTGACGAATGGTTGCAGGAGAATCACCCGGAAAAAGACATTTCGGTTTCGGCGAGCATTTTGGCGAAACTGGGCTACATGAAACGGAAGGTCGCGGAATGGAAATTGCCGTTCATTCATGACTGGGTTGATCGCTTTTTAGCGGACACGGATGCAAAACTCATTGTGTTCGGACTGCATCATAACATCTTGGATTCGATTGTGAGTCGGTATCAAAAAGGTTCGCATCGGTATCCTTTTGTGGTCAAGATCGACGGCGGTATCAGTTTACAAGACCGGCAGCGTGCGGTCGATCTCTTCCAAACCCGCCCGGAAACACGGCTCTTTGTGGGACAAATGCGGGCGGCGGGAGTGGGACTCACGCTGACTGCGGCGCACCATGTTCTGTTTGCAGAGTGCGATTTTGTACCGGCGATACACAGTCAGGCAGAAAATCGCAGTTTACGCCTGGGGCAGAAAAACCACGTTTTATGCACGTACATCGTTGCCAGTCAGACCATTGAAGAGCATGTCGCGGAGATTTTGTATCGGAAACAGCAAGAGTTTGATGCTGTGGTGGATGGTCGGAGAGGTGTAGACAGTTTCAATATCGTGCAGGAACTTTTGAAAAAGATGCGGAAGCAGTTTGTCTGATGGAAGTCGAGTCCTTTGATAAAACAATCGAACGCCGGATTCTGATAGGAATGATCACTGACACCACGATGGTATCGGCGGTCGCTGCTATCGGCAATTCTTCGAATCGGTCTGGACTATTCAAAACGGACTTTGCCAATTTGATTGCAAAATGGTGTTTGCAGTATTACCAGCAATACGGCACAGCCATCAACGGTGAGATTAAATCGTACTATCAAACGCACCATGACAAATACCCGAATGACAGCAGGGTGTTACTCATCGGCGATCTGCTCACTTCGTTGGATTTTGAATCTGATCATCAACCGATCCAAAACCGGGAATACCTGATCGACCAAGCATCCCACTATTTTACCAGTGTACGGCTGGAGAAACTGGCGGATCATATCAAAACAGGTATTCAATCTGGAAATTTTGATGATAGTTTGGAGGCGTTGAATGCGTTCAGCCGGGTCGAACTTGGCGCAGATATGGGCATTAACCCGCTGCGTGATGAGACGGCTATTCGATTAGCGTTTGAATCGACGGGAGAACGGCTGATCACTTTTTGGGATCAGGGACTCGACGATGCGAGTGTGTTTTTCGGGGACACGTTTTGCAGGGATTCATTGGTGGGATTCTTGGCTTCAGAAAAATCTGGAAAGTCGTTTTTCTTACTCGACATGGTTGTCCGGGCGATCAAGCAGGGACGGCGTGTCGCGTATTTTGAAGTGGGGGATTTGAGTCAATCACAAGTCATGATGCGGCTGATGCAGCGGATTCTCCAAAAACCGAAGCGAAAAGGATTGATCAAAGTCCCTGAGCGTATTGAATTCGATAAAAAATTCAATCCAGAGGTTTCCTTTCACAATCGACAGGTTGATGATCCGCTGTCGGCGGATACGGCAGTGAAACGGTTAGCAAAATTCGGCAGTTGGCTTGAGCGGGAATATGGCGAGGATGTTTATGGTCTTCTGCGGTTATCCTGCCATCCGAGTGATTCGATCAGTGTTGTGGGGATTGAGTCGCGGCTTGATACATGGGAGCGGACAGGCTGGATCCCGGACATCGTGGTGATTGATTATGCCGACATTTTAGCTCCGATGGATGCCCGAAAGGAAAAACGATATCAGGTGGATGATACGTGGAAACGGTTGCGGGGACTCTCCCAGAAGCGGCATATTTGCGTGATTACGGCATCACAGGCAGATGCGGCGAGTTATCGGGTCAAAACGCTCGATAAATCCAACTTCTCCGAGAGCAAAACGAAACTGGCGCATGTGACGGCATTTATCGGGATCAATGCTCTGCCGGACGAGAAGGAAAAACAGTTGCGGCGGCTCAATTTTATTGTCCGCCGGGAAGAAGCGTATTCGGAATTGGACTGTCTGTATGTGGCTGGGTGCCTCGCGATAGGAAGTCCGATGATGATTTCGGTGCTTCCCAATAGATAGTATGAGAGACAAGGTAGAGAAATAGGAGTAATAACGATGCAAAGGGTAAAGAAATTATTTGAGTTTTTCAAGACATTCGTCGTGGCGGAGAAGAATATCTCTCACGATACGGTTCTTTCGGCGTTCGTCGAGTATGTTCTGCGGGGAAAGACGATTCCGTTAGTTCTCGATTACACGAAATTCGAAGAGTTTGCGAAAGGGATGGCAAAACTCTCCCCAAAGGATAGAGAGGCGTTGGAATCCCGTATGGACGAACTCCATGATGAACGAAAACGCCGTATCGATGGTCAGTTTTATACCCCGATAGAGTTTGTCGAACTTGCCCATGCGCTCATGGATAGCCGGTTGGGCGCAGACTGGCGGGAAAAGTACGTCGTCTGGGATGCGTCGGCGGGGAGTCTCAATCTGACACGGGGGCATAAGTTCAAAGAATTGTATTCTTCCACACTTCAGCAGGAAGAGGTAGACAGGAATCCTGTGAATGATCCCGCCACCGAGTCTTTTTTCCAATTTGATTTTTTGAATGGAAGTGTTTCGGAGTTGCCGAAGGGACTACA